AATACCCCCCTTCTTGCGATGGTCTTTAATTTGGAACTTAATTAGTTCCCTGTTTTAGATCGTCCGCTCCGTCCCGTGAGACGTTAAACCACACCCCCGTAGGCGCGTTGAGAAAGCGTAGATTCTCCTCCAATCTTTATGATTGTAGTACTGTACAATGAAGTACATATGTCGGTACCCCGACTCTTTTCTTAAATTTTTAAGAAAATTTCTGATCTGTGTGATCAGCCCTTCGATTTTCGAAGGATCAACATTCTCCTACCTCTCCACTAAGGTTGTACTAGTAGCCAATCCGGCTAAGACCCGAACTTGTCACTTTTGAGCGACAACAACTATACAGACTTTTAATCTGATGAATTATGTAACCTAAATGCAAAAATTTGCATTCGATATACCCATATATACTTAAAAATTAATAACGAAATAATTGAATAAAAATTCATATGACGATTCTCTGTAGAAGTCAGGCGTAAACCCTGAACGTGTGGAAACCTCAATCCACTAGGTAATGTTTAGTTCATTTTGAACCTCCGGAGTACGTAAACTCTGTCCCTGTACGATATGATTGGCTTGTGTGGCCCTCTCGATCGTAGTACGAATCAAAAATGAAATAGCTTCTTGCTGCTGGCGAAATTAGTATTAGCAGAAAAACCCCCCCCCCCCCATCTTTATTGAACCATGACAGACAACTTAATGAATCCGAATAATGCGCTTGGTCTAATGCAGACCCAAAACAATATCGCCATTGCTTTCTCAAGTAATGGCCACTTAGCGAAGAATCATTCTTCCCGGCTCGCTGGCCGTATGTCAGACCCCGAAAGTCGAAATGAGCTTTCACACTCCTCCGGGAGTAATACTATCAAATATCGTGGGCAAACTCTGTTCTATCCCTCTTGGGATGAACTGAGTGTTGCTCATATGCCTCGTAGCGACAAGAGTGTCGTTTACGAGCCCGTCCATAGCTTTGGAACCCCTAAGCGTAAGCATAGGAAGAGGAAAGTAGTTCCTGTATCTAACAAGCCGGTATTGATTAGATCTAGTCAGAGAATCGATGATATAGCCAGCTGGTTAGGCTACCGTTTCAAGTATCATGTTTTTGGTAAACACTTTGCTGTGTGCTCAGATGATTTATCTTTTGTGGATTCTTTTTCAAAGAATTCGCGTTATCGCGTGTGCAGTAACGAGGAAAAGATTCATTATTTTACCAAAAATCCTATGATTACTAAGAACCACGAATTGGATTATATCATTAGTCAAAGTCATTATGATGCTGATGAAGAATCCGAGCAGTCAGATGGCTGTAAGGAGGATATTGCTCTCCGTAGATTAAAGAAGTTGAACCTCACTAGGAGACCTGCTAACCCCCATGCTTGTATAGATTACCTCCAACGTAATGGCTTGATTGCACAATTTAGGATTGTGTGTGAAAGCCCTTCTGCTCGTGAATACTTCTTGAAGTGTAAGGTTGAGAAAAATTGGCGAACAGAAATTAGGCGATGTATCCATCACAGAATTGATGTCTCCATGGATAAACTCGTTAAGCAATCAGGCTTATCCCATGGCTTATCCTTTATAGCTGGATGCTCCGTAACGGCAGCTGCCGTTTCTGCTTTCATGCTTAGAAAGGAGGTCAAACGTCGTACAGCTGAAGTTGTCGCGGGCGTGGAAAAGATATCCGATGAAGCAACTGTGTTAGGCAAGAAAACTGGCATACTGTTAATGAGATTCCTTATTACTGTAGTCCAAGTTTATCATAGTTTTGAATCCACTACCCCAGCTCCTAAGCTAACGGCTATTATACAAATGACCCTCCTTGCAGGTGAAATGTATATCACCGACTGGATGACTCCTCTTATCGAAGAGTTGAAGAAGATGGCTAGTCACTTGACTCTGCAAGCTGGAGAAATTACTAGATCACCCTTATTGAAAGCTCTGATGGAAATTTTATCCAAAGTCGTTTCTAGTTCGTTTTTCCCTAAAGTTCCTGAGATGGCTCGTCTAGCCTTCTCCTCCGCATTTAAGACTTTTACTGATGCATTAGAAGGTGTTGACTTATTTACTTCGCTTTCCAATGCTCTTAAGGTTATTGTCAACAATATTCAGAATTTTGTTAAATCCGGCGATTTAGCTGATTTGTTTGGTAGAGATGTTGAGTCGCAGTACTTGGCTGAAATGGATGCTATTGAGTCTATTATTCTGGCTCCCCAGAGGAGTGACTTGGTAGCTACTGAGTCCCCCAAAATATTGCAATACAGAGCTCGCATCGAGGAGATTAGGGTCGCCCAGTTAGGCGATAGAAGCTTACAGAACCCTATTTTCACTTCCAAATTGGCAGTGGTTAGGGAGCTCATCTTTATGTTTTTGCGTAATTCCAAGGCTACGAGGCGCGAGCCGCTTGGTATTATCTTTGCTGGTGATAGTGGCACTGGTAAGACCACTTTTACCGAAACGATGTGTGATATGGTTAGAGCTCGACATGACATTCCTAATAGTATGGGTGTTTGTTGGACGTATCAGCCATCGAAGCATCAAACTATTCCGTCAGTTGTGTTGGTAGTTCAGATTAATGATGCCTTCCAGATGAAGGACGAGATCGAGCCAATGTTACCGCTATTGCAGTCCCTTGTTGACAAGACTATTGTTAAGGCAGAGGGCGCCTCCCTTAGAGAAAAGGAGATGTCTGCTGTAGAACCTGAAGTGGTTGTTGTATCCACTAATGCTGAAAAATACGTCTTCACGACTGTTTGCGGGGACGTGGATAAGTTGGTTCGTAGATACTATCTTATCAGGATGGTTTGGAGCGATAAGGCGAGAGATTTAGCATCAAAAGGCAAGTACGAAATCTCTAAGACTTGGAGTCAGCCTTCTAATGTTGGAGCTGATGACCTTGTTGAATATTGGTTTGGTGAGGCCCATACGGACAGGAATACCATCTTCTTTGATTCGGCAAGCATGAAGAGGTCAACTAAATTTTCTTCTCTTGAGGGTATCAGTAGGCATGTTTATAAATTGTATACTGACAAAATGAGTGCTATTTGTGCTCCTCTTGTTGCTGACAAGTGTAAACATGGCGTAACATCCAAAGCGAAATGTGATATCCATCCTTGTGATAGAGATGCTCCTTCTTCTATGTACCCCCTTAACTATACCGCTCAGCTAGGAGGAGACGATGATGATGCCACCATTGAGGTTGAGGAGGAAAAAGAGGATGATCCTCCAGTAAATCTTCGGATGCATTATGAGGATGATTATGAGGCTCTTGAGTACGATAATCTTTATGATTTGGATCCTCCTGAGTACAATCCTTGGCGTCCCCAACACGGGAACTTATACTATCTGATGCCCGATGAATACCCTGAAGTGGGATTTTCACGTATTCCCACTGTTCTTGGACACACCCCCACCCCTACTTTTGGTTTTGCTAAGTCTAGTAGACCTATGTACAGGAATTGTCTTGCAGCGGTTGTTCCTGGAGGCCCTATTGTTCCCAACCCCGCCAATCTTCCTGAAGGTCGCGTGGATTGGGGTGTTCCATGCGGAGTTCCTGTCGGGACCTACCAAGTAGCTTTGAGAAAGTCCGATTACAGAATGTTGTTGCTCAACGACACCACTCGTAAAGGTAAACTCCTGCCTATGGGCACCCCTGAGGAAGCTTATGCGTTTTTCCATACCACTAGGATGATTAGGAAGATACCCTATGGTGATGATTTCACTATTTTTCCTGATTTGGTGTTTGATGTTAGCGAGAACTATGTTGTTAAAGTTAAAACTGAGTGTGCTAATATTTGGTCAGTTGAAACCATGGCACCCCTTTTCATCGTTGCACTATCGACTTTCCTCACTGGTTATTTGATGGCCCAATTTTGTATAGGAGCCTATAGATGGGTTTATGGTACGAATCAAGCTTGTCTAGGGGGAGCTATTGCAGACGTTCCTAATGTCCACAATGATGCTGAAGTTATGATAAGGAAGAGCGTCCCATGGTTGGGATCTGCTTCATCAGAAAAGACTCTAGTGTCTGGTCTCGGTAAAATCAAGATCAATGCTGGTCACTTGAATTTCGCTGTCTATGTCCCTGGTGTGATTATGTTCCCTAAACACCTAGTTGAGAATGCCAAGGAGAACGATATTATGCACCTGATTTTTACTGATGGTTTCGAATGTAAGGAGAAGTATAGTGAGGATAAGATTTATCTGACTCCTACTGATTTATGCTTCTACTACGTTGGGAATATACCAGGATGCTACGCTGGTGTCCGGGAGCTTATGACCGCCGAGCCGAACAACCCCCTAGAAGTTACTTTTAGAGGTGAAACGAGGAAAGTGTTACCTTCCTATAGCACTGGTGACATTATGGCCGTTGAGGGAGTCACTACGGTGGCGGGTGATTGTGGTGAGCTTTATTTTTCCGGTAATGTTATAGTCGGTATGCATGTTGGTTTCTTAGGTATTAGGAAGTGCCAGATGGCAGTCAGATTATATGCCGCAATCGGTGACCACGCCATTAAGGCTTTCAAGAGCCGAGGGTTCCTAATTACACCTCAGTGTAAGGAGATTCCCGAGCTAATAACCAATCTAATCAAGACGACCGATCAAGAGATGGGTAGAAGTGATATGTACTTCCTAGATCAGGGAGCATCTCATCAGTCAGCTGTTTTATCCGGTATGGTTCCTATTGGTTGCAAAAAGGGTATGGACACTATGAACGGAACTTGTCATAAATCTAGTCATTATGAGGCTTTTGCGGAGTTTGACCCCAAGTGTGGAGCTCCGAACATGGGACATGCTAAGATGATAGGTGATAAGTATGTTAGTGCTATAACGAAGCGCTATCACACAGTTTCTGAGAGAGGAGTCTATAATCACGCCTTGATGCGTAAGGTGGTTACTTGGTACTCCGGTCTTTTTGGTATTGGTAAGAACGGCTTGAGCAAGCCATTAAAACCACTTACCCTTTATACTGCTCTGGTTGGTCACCCTTTAAATGCTCTCATCGGAGCCAAAGCCTTAGAAAAGGCAGTTGGCTTTGATTTGAAGCAAAAAGGGGTCACCAAGAAGAATGCTTTCACTTTCAATGTGGCCACCCAGGTGTGGGTGCCCCATCCCGCTGTTTTGCAAGAGGTTAACGATTGGAAGGAGGCTATTGATAATGATATCTATAAACCTATGATAGTTGAGGCTAATGTTAAGGATGAGTGTTTGCTGGAAACTCAGCTGGTCGAAGGCAAGGCGCGTTTGTTTTACGTTCCTCCTATGGCGTTCAACATTCTTATGAAGCAATACTTCGCTCCGCTTGTAGCCCATCTCTATTCTAGACCTGAGTTGTCTGGCATGTTTTGTGCCATCAACCCTGTTTCGGGTGACTGGGATAGGTTGGTTGGTTTCTTAACGCAGTATGGTGGTGTGATATTCGAAGGGGATCAGAAATCTTTCGATAATCTGCATTCTTGGATTTTCGTAGCTATTATACTGTTCATCAAGATGTTGTGCAAGAATGTAGGATACACGGAAGTTGATACCGAATTCACCATGAAATTGGTGGCTAGATGTCGTGAGTACATTCTAGTCATGTCAGGAGGTTTCTACGTATGCAATGACAAGATGTTTTCAGGTAAATGGATCACCTTATTTTTCAACTGCTTGGCCACTATAATCCTCACACGTATGGCGAATGCTATGGCGAGCGGACGCTTTTCTCCCAATGAAGTGGCTGTTGGAACTGTTGGCGACGACTTAGTTATGGGAACTTCCAGACGGGAAGCTGATCTCATAGATCCTGAAAAGTTTAGGAGGGCAATGAAAGAAATGGGATACACTTTCACCCCCTCGAGTAAGAACGAGCAGGAGCTCAGATACCGTACCATTGGTGAAGCCTCATTTTTGAAGAGAGACTTTACTTATGAGGAGGGTAGATGGAAAGGTAGGTTAGCGCAGACATCTTTGTTTAAGACTCTGTGCTATTCTCTATCCACCAAAGATGATGCCGGTAGAGACCGGAGTGCGTATAATTCAGTCCTACACGAAGCCGTGTTGTGGGGCGAGGAGTTTTACGCGAAAATTTATGCAAAAGGGGTTGAATTGAACTACGCCCCTCCGACTTATGAGAAGTTGCATGCCAAGTTTCTATCGGGCAACTATAGAACTTGGGACTTGGAAAATCCAGTGGATCAACGTGATGCACATTATCACGATTTTCCTGATGGGGAAATACCGAAGGATGTGTACGACGATACGTTTAAAAACCTCTACATCGACAACGAAGGGTTGGAGATGGTGCTCCAATCTGGGTTTAACCCCACACCAACTGAAAGAACTTTAGATATGTCTTCGGAAGCTAGACTTGAAACTGCTTCCAAATCGCAAGTAACAACGCTGAGTGCAATTGATAAATTAGCCGATGTTAGTAGCAGTCCAGCACAGGACCTGGTTGAATCACCAGAAACAGCCCCATTAGCAGGTTTTTGGGCAAGAAACCGGCGAATAGCCTCCTATGCTGTTTCGTCATCAACGGTGTTGAACGTATCTTTGGATATTCAGTCTAGTTTGATGAGTATGACACCCTTTAATGAGATTATGGGTCATTACTATGGTTACAGTGGTGATTATAGGGTCACTTGTGTTTACACCGGTAGTACAAGCTCCTGTGGTATGGTGCGTATCAGCGCGACGGCTCCGGCAGTTGCTGACTCTTATAGCCCTGTAGTCGTAGCTCAGTATGGTGGGATAGCTCTGGCGGACTTCACCATCACCTCTACTAAGCCTCATATGGACTTGAATCTTTCTGAAGCTGGTGTTAAGACGATGATCCTGCCGTTCCCTTATGCCAGTAGTTGGGATAGCATCACTAATCCATCTTGGTTACTTCAAATCACTGAATTACTTCCGTTAGCAAACGTCAATGGTTTGACTCCTAATGATGTCACTTTGGAGATTTGGGTTTCTATGGAGAATGTTAAGCTGTACAATCTATACCCCCAATCTGGTAATGGTGATTGGCCGCCTAAGAGTAAGAACCCTGGTAAGAAGAAAGCTGCCATTGTCAAACCCAAAGAAAGAGGGTGGGTCAGTGATCCTAAGGAGCCTTCTACTGTTATGGTTACAAGGAAGAATGTTAATACTGCCAGCTCCACGTGCAGTGACCTAGCTTACCATATTGCTCAAGAGGATAATGTCCAGACGAATGTCGCTTGGAATCAGTTTCCTTTGGGTAGGGAGGATGATTCCGATCTCGTTGCTTTGAGACGACGTTGGGGCCAACTCAGATTGAATTGGCCCGTTGGGATAGCTAATCAGGTTGAGTGTTATCCGGGCTTGTGCAATTACTCAAGTCCAGATTTCTATTTAACTCCTCTCGCTTTCTTTTCAGCCCCTTTTAAGTATTGGACGGGATCTCTTGATTATAAATTGGAAATTTTCACTTCACCACTCGTCAGATGGCGTATTGGTATTGTGGTATTATCTCCTTACGTAGCCATTGCACCTCCCACTTTTCCTACTTTTGGAGATTATGTTACGCATGAGGTTGAGATTAGTGGTAGTACTACTTACGAGTTTACTGTTCCCTATGCCAACCTCAATCCATTTACGGCTTTCCAAATCGCGACTGGAAGTGCCCACACCTGCCCTGCCATAGCCTATTATTCCCTGATGACCCCGACTGGGCCCTCAGCGAGTGTACCATTTCCATACATCAATCTTTTTGTCAGAGCTGGCAAGGATTATGAGTGTGCTGTTCCTTGTACTAGTGAAATGGCTAAGTACACCCCTCAATCGGGTGATAGCTCTAGTGCCGTCACTGCGATTTTTGGGGCTAAGCCCATCACTGACCTTCATGAGTTGATGAGAATTAAGATGCCTGTTTTGCTTATGGGAGCTGTTTTTACTGCTCCAGCTGGTGTTAGACAGAATTTCTCTATCCCTGCCGATGGGATGCAGATGTACATCAAGCTTACGACGTTAGGTGTCTCGATTCCCCCTATTAATATTGACGCAGGCGGTCCAAGTTTTCGCAACTGGTTGGGGAAGGCTTTTATTGGCTATAATGGAGGATCATCTATGACTATTTCCACATTCAATGCTGACGGCAACCCTAGTGATGGTATTTGTTCAGTAGGATTTGATCAGCCTGGTTATGGTGAGGCCAATACTGGAGGCTTGTTTGGTCAAGCTTGGAATTATCCCGGATGTGTGGTGCAGTCCGGCATCAAGGATATCTCCGTCCCGTCCATTTCGTATGGACGTTTTAAGACCGGGAGAGGATTGAATAGCAATCTGAATTATCAAGTTTGTGTTAATTACAGATGTATCAATGAAGGCATCACCCCCACCCAAGCGTTACATGTGGTTTCGTATGGTGGGAGTGACGACCTGGTCGTAGGAGGATTTTTAGGAATCCCAAAAATGTTCGCTTTTTAGTGAACAACCCTGAGGAGTGCTCAGGAGGCGTTAGGCGCTATAATTTTAATTAGAATGATTTTGTAGGCCTCGGCCGAAATTTTGC